AAAATGTGGTCTCCATTGTGAGCGGAAAAACCGCGTCGGCCGATTTCAATGTCTGGCGCGTCTGACCTCACCCTAGTTCGGCCCGTTCCGTTCGTCGCCGCGCTCACGCTGTTGCATCGGGCTCATATCTTGGTCGGGATCAACCGGCTCGCGGCGTCCCTGCAATGCGCCCGCTCCGAGCTCGCCGGCGTCGCCGAGGGCGATCAATTGATCGCGCTGGCGGGCTTCGCGCCGATGCCGGATGGCGGTCATGAATTGTGGTGCGCGCTCGACCGATCGGCGACGCGGCATCTCAAAACCCTGATCAAGCTCGCCCGCTTGACCTTCCCAACCCTGGCGCAAGATGCGGCCCTGGTTGCGCATGTGCGTCTAGGCCATGCGCCGGGGCGCAAATTGGCGACGCTGGCCGGGTTATCGTTCGCGGGATACGCGAACGATTGTGAACGATGGGAGGCCCGTTATGGGCGCAATCTCGAAAATGTTCTCGGGCAAGGCGGCGCGGGAAGCCAAGGCGTCGGCGGAGAAAGCGGCGCTCGAATCGAAGCGCGAGCGCCAGGCGTCGCAGGCGGTCCAGCAGCAGGAGGTGCAGGCGAGCGCCCAGGAGGTTGAAAAAGGACTGGGCAAAGCCCGGTCACGGCCGAGGGGTCGGCGCTTGCTGCTCGGCGATTCGACATCGACGCTGGCGTAACACATGGCGCGCAAACCGCCGACCGATACCGAGCTCAAGGCGCACCACGCGCGCTCGCAAAAGGCATGGTCCTCACGCGCCGCCTGGCAAACCCTCTATGACGAAGCCTACGAGTTTGCGATCCCGTATCGGCGGCCGGCGGACCGCGACGCGCCAGGATCCAACCGCGTCGATCGGCTCTTTGACTCGACCGCGATTGCCTCGACGTTCCGGTCGAGCGGCCAATTGCAGCAAGATTTATTCCCGCCCGGTCAACCCTTTTTCAAGCTCCGCGCCGGTCCCGTCCTGCGCAAGGGTCTCGCGCCGGACGCGGTGAAAAAAATCGACGACCAGCTCCAACAAATCTCGGACGTGCTGCAAGCCTTCTGCGGCTCGGAATGGGACGAGGCGACGCAGGAAATGTGCGTCGACCTTCAGGCCGGCACCGGCTGTCTCCTGACGCTCGAGGGCGATGACGACCGGCCGATTCGCGACATGTGCATTCCGTTCGACGAATGCGCCATCGAGGTCGACGCCTATGGCAAGGTGATAGCGCTGTTCTGGAACTCGAAAATCACGCGGCGGCAAATCAAGCTCGCCTTTCCCGACGGCTACTACCCGCCGGATTTTCAAAAGAAGCATGAGGCCAACCCCGACGAAACCATGCTGTTGCATCAGGATTGGGCGCAGGAAGGCAAACAGTGGCGCTTTATCGCCTATGTCGATGGCTGCGAGAAGCCGATCAAAGACGGCATGCTGAATACAAAGCCGTTCGTTTGCCCGCGCTATTACCGCGTCCCGGGCGAAGCCTATGGGCGCGGGCCGATACTCTTGGCCTTGCCGACGATCAAGACCTTGAACAAGGCGGTCGAATTGACCTTGAAGGCGGCGGCGATCGAAATGATGGGCCTTTGGGGTTACAGGCCAGGCGGCGCGTTTAATCCCGATACGGTGCGCTTTGCGCCGGGCGCGTTCTGGCCGATGACCGCCACCGGCGGCATCATGGGGCCGGACGTCATGCGGCTCAACGCCGCCGCAGGCAAAATCGACGTGGCGAACCTGATCACCCAGGAAATGCGCCAGCAGGTGCAAATCATGCTGCATGACGACCGGGTGCCGGAAAAGGGCAAGACGCCGGTCAGCGCCACCGAAATCATGGCGCGGCTCAAACGGATTTCGGAAACCTATCTCGGCGCCTTCGGTCGTCTCGTGAACGAGATTATTCCGGACATGGTGCGACGCCGCATCGATATTCTGTATCGCCGCGGCCTGTTGCAAACCAACCTCAAGATTGACGAGCTCCTGTTGCAAATCGATGTGATCTCGCCGATGGCCGCGGCGCTCAAAGCCAACACCCTGTCCGTCATCACCGATTACATGCAGCTTGTGATTCAGTTGCGCGGCCCGCAGGCGGCCGAACTGATCATCAAATTGAACGATGCGCTGGAATATATCGGCAAGGAGATGGGCGTTCCGTCGCCGCTCATGCTCAGCAAGACCGAACGCAAGCAGCTCGAGCAGCAATTGGCCGAGGCCGCGGCCCAGGCCGCCGCGGCGCAAACCCAGCAGCAAATGGCGGTCGAGCAGGCCAAAGCCGGACCGCAACCCGTGGAGCTCGCGGCGTGAGTGCAGCGCCTCTCTATGGGCGGCGCCAGGCGCAGCCGATCGACGACATGCTGAGCAGAGTCGACAAGGTGCTCGGCGCGATCGACATGGATTTGAAGCCGCCGAGCCAGCGCTCGGCCATGACCGAAGAGGACCGCCGCGTCGCCCAGGCCGCGGCGATGATCGCGGCGACCAATGAGGGCATGCTGGTTTTGGAATATCTCGCCGACATGACGGTCCGGCGTCCCGTGTTCGTCGCCCACACCAATCTCGAGCCAATGCGCGCCTACGCCCTGGGCTGCCAGCGCGAGGGCCAGAACCAGATTTTTTTCACCCTTCTCGCGATGATCCAAAGGGGTCGCGAGGAAACACCCGAATCTCGTGAAGGAGCGATTTCATGAGCACACAAGCAGCTTCGGCCGGCGCCACAGGAAGCGGCGCTCCGCCTCCGCCGGTTCCGGTCGACGGGCAGGCCCCCGGCGCCGCCGCGCCGCCCCTACCGGCCGGCTATCGTCCGGAGGGCCTGCCTGACCACCTCGCCGGTCCCGACGACAAAACCACCATCGACCAGCTCTGGAAGGCGACCAAGGGGTTCCGCGACGCCGAAGCCACAAGGGACGCCCCGCCAAAGGAGGCCGCGGCCTATACGCTCGGCGATTTCTCGGAAGAGTCGAAGGTGTGGGCGGCCGATCTCGCCAAGGACGAACTCTTCGGCAAGGTCAAGGAAGTCGCCTTGAAGGCCGGCATTCCGGCGAAAGCGTTCGCTACCTTCGTGCCAGGGGTGTTCGACGCCTTCGTCAAGGCCGGCGCGCTGGAAACGCCGATCGATTACGAGGCGGAAAAGAACAAGCTGGTGCCGATCGCGTCGCAGCATTTGGACGAAAACGGCAAGGCGGCGGCCGTCTCGGCCCGCGTCGAAGCCAACATCGCGTTTTTGAAAGCCATGCAAACCCGCGGCCTGGAACAGCCCGCGGCCGAACTCTTGTTGGCGGCTTTGCCTGATAGCTACGCCGGCAATGTCGCGATCGAGTGGTTCCGGAAGCAGTTGCAGGAAGTCACGCCCGCGACCGCGGCCGGGGTTTCGCCAGGCCAGGTGGGCGAGCAGGATTTCGACCGGCACCTCAGCAAGCCCGAATCCGACCAGAACCACCCGATGCACAAGCATTGGCAGCTCGAGCGCACCGCTTTGGCCAAAAAGATTTGGGGCGATTCGCCGGTCGGGTGAGCCGGCTTGACCGTCGCCGATTGAGCGCATGATCGGGGCTAACCGCGGGATGGACCCAGCGGCCGCCCGGGGCAATCCCTCAACCGACCCCTGGGCGGCGCGTGGCAATCGGCCCGAGGCGAACCGTTTTCGCTTCACCGAGGATCAACCCCATGTCTGTCCCCGTCTCCGCCTGGTATCAAAACGCATACATCAAGGGCGCGACCCATGTGCTGCAATCCAAGGGCTGGATGCTGAAAGGCACATTCCGCGAACCCGATCGCATTCTCGGCAAGACCGCCTATTGGCGCATTGCCGGCATGGCCGAAGCCCGCGAAATGTCGCCGGCGATCGAGCAGCTCACCCCGATGAATCTCGACCGATCCACCGTCAACGCCGTGATCAAGGATTGGCAGGCTGCGGATTGGATCCGTCACCCCGACATCAACACCATGTCGGAGAACGAGCAGGAGGTGACGCAAAAATCCGCCGCGATGGCGCTGGGCCGGCGCTTTGACCGGACCGTCATTCTCGGTCTCGACGCCGACACCAACATTCCGACGATCGGCAACGGTACGGCGGCGATCTCGATCCTCGACGTGATCACAGGCGCGGGCCAAATCATGGGCTCGGGCTGGGTCGATGAACTCGAACTGTTCTGCGCCCTGCCGCAAGTCATGTGGAACCAGCTCCTGCTGTACCGCGAATTTTCGAGCTCGGACTATAACGGGCCGGAATATCCGCTGAGCAAAATGACCACGGCGAAAAAGTTCGGATTCGTGACCTACTTCCTGGTCCCCGACTCCGTGCTGACCGCGCCGGCCGCCAACCAGCTCGACGCCTATATGTGGGCCAAATCGGCGATCGGCTTTGCGACGAACTACGAGATGCAAAGCCGCATCACCTGGGAGAACCTCTACACGGCCTATCTGGCGAACAACTGGATGCCGGCCGCGTCAGTGCCGATTCTCGGCGGCGCGACGGGCGCAATCCGGCGCCTGCGCTTTTCCACCAACACAGCGCTGACCCGGCCGACGCCGTAATCCGCTCAGAGCTCACAGGAGATTTCGCAATGGCATTCATCGCATCGTCGCTCACCAAGATGGGCGATTCAGCCGTGTCGGCGGGCGTGGTCCAGAATTGTTATTTCTACGCCACCGCCGACGCCGCCGCGACGGTGGCGGCCGCGGGCTACTTCAACGCCGCCCGCAACACCTTGCGCAAGGGCGACGTCGTGATCGCCGCGCAAGTCGTCAACGGCACGCCGGCCTATACGACCTACATTCTGACCGCCGTGCCGGCGACCGGAAACGTGACGGCCGCGTAGGCCGCTGCGGGAGCGCGCGCGGGACTAAGGCACACCTCCCTGGCGCGATGCGCGCGCTCCACCCAAAGGATATGAACCATGCCGGACGCCCGTATCCAGATCGCCAATGCCGCGCTCGCCAAAATCGGCTCGCGCGATATGCAGAGCTGGGACGAGGACACCGAGCGGGCAAGAGCCGTGGTCATCTCGTATGACCTGGTGAAGGGCGCGTGCTTTGGCCATCCGCATCGCTGGCGCTTTGCCACGCGCACCTTCAAACTCAATCAGCTTGCCGAGACCATCGACGGCTGGCGCTACGCCTATGAGCGTCCCGGCGTCGCCTTGAGCGCGCCGCTGCGCGTCATGGGCGCCGCGAAGGATCCGCGCCACCCGCTGCGCGATTTCGATGACGCCGGCAATCGCCTCTATGCGAACGAGCCGGAGATCTGGGCGAGTTACATCTGCGACGTCGACCCGGAATTTTGGCCCGGCAGTTTCAAGAATTTGTTTGTCACCGCGCTGGCGGCCGAGCTCGCCATCCCCGAGGCGCAGGACGCCAATCTCTTCGATGCGTTTACGACCGTCGCCTGGGGCGGCCCGCAGGAATTGCGGCTCGGCGGCCTGGTGCGGGTGGCGATCAATGCCGACATTTCCGGAGGGCCTATGTTGTCGACGCCGGTGGATCCGGATCCGCTGACATCGGCGCGCTTCACATGGTAGCGAAACCGGGCGCCATTCAATACTCATGGAACGCCGGCGAACTCGAGCCCGGCGCGGCCGGGCGGGCCGACATCAAGCAATATTACGCCGCGGCCAAAGAAATGACGAATGTCGAGCCGCGCCCGCAAGGCGGTTTTCGCTTGCTGCCGCGCTCGAGAGACATCGCCTATGTCAGGGGCGGACTGGAAGCTGTCGAGCCAACCAGCGTCGTCACCGATCCTGGACCGTTCGCCGGACCGGCGACCGTCATCCAGCTCAATTTCACGGCGCCGGAAACCGTGATCCTGGTCGATATCCTGAATTATTTCACCAGCTATCCGGGGAATCTGGTCGATAATCTGCAAATCCAGTGGCTCGATGGCGCGGCCTGGCAAGCCTATTCGCCGGCCTTCGATGTGAGCAATGTCACGCAAAATCGCCGCTTCGCCAAAACGCCGGGTTCGCCGATCACCACCACCAGCTTGCGCTTGCAATATCTCGGCGGCGACACCGCGGGCCATACGTTTTCCGTCGCTGGCATCTACGTCTATCGCGACGCCGGCCTGGGGCCAGGAACGTTCGGCAGACAATTCGCCTTCAATGTCTCGGCGACCGACGCATATACGCTGATCGTCACCCCAGGAAACGGCGACATTTTCAAAGGCCCGGCCTATGTCGGCTCGGTCTCTCTGCCCTACTCGACGCAAGCCCAGATCAATGAATTGCGCCGCACGCAACGGCTCGAGACGCTGTTTTTGTGGCACAAGGATTTTCCGCCCTATCGCATTGTGCGCGTCACCGCCGACTCGGAATGGGAATCGGAACCGGTGCCGTTCACCAACATGCCGGAAGTGGATTATGGCGGGTCTTACACCAAGACGAATGACATCTGGCGCCTGAACATCACCTGGTCGGAAGGCGACGGCTCCGGCATCTGGGTCAATACATCGGTCAATGGCGAGGATTGCGAGGCGCTCTATACCGCCGACGCCGCCTTCACCGGCTTTACCGCGGCGCTGGCGGCGGCGATCCATGAGCTGCCCAGCGTCGAGGATACCGGCGTTGTCGTCAGCGATCTCTATGGCGGCGCCACCTTCCACTGGTTCCAGATTGAATTTAGCGGGGCCAACGCCGGCAAGCGCTTCGCCATGACGGCGCGCGCCCAGGGCGGAACCGGCATCGTCGGCGCCAGCATGACCCACCAGCAATTCGGCGACGTCGGCGGCGAGCCGTTGGAAAGTGCATCCCGCGGTTACGCATCATGCGGGTGCTTCAATGAAGATCGGCTCTGGCAAGGCGGCTTTCGCTCGAAACCCGGCGCCATGCTGGCGTCGGTCACGGCGGAGTATTTCGATCTCAATGACGAGATTGAATCGGCGAGCTCGGCCGTGCTGATCAATTTGGATCAGGACGGGGCCGACGAAATTCAACACCTGGTCAATTCGCGCTTCCTGACCATCTTCACCAGCTCGGCCGAATATTACGTCTCGACCCGGCCGGTATCGCGCCAGCAACCCATCAACATCGTCAATTCCTCACGCTATGGCAGCGCGCGTTATATTCCGCCGGTCGATCAGGAAGGGTCGCTGCTCTACGTCAATGCGGCCCGCACCATCGTTTATGCCGCGACCTATTCGGATATGTCGCAAGTCATCGAAAGCCAGCCCGTGTCGTTGCTCGCCTCGCATCTGGTGCAGGGCGTCGCCGCCGTCGGCTTGCAGAAAAGCTCGATCTCCACCGCGGCCGACCGCTATTGGATGGCGCGCGGCATCGAGGGCGCGACCGCCGCGATCCTGATTCGCGGCCAGGAGGTTGCGGCCTTCGTGCGCTGGCGGACGGACGGCGACGTGCTCGATGTCTCGGTCGACGGGCTCAATCGCTGTTCGATGATCGTGCTGCGCACGATCGGCGGGGTGCAGCGCGCCTGTTACGAAATCCTCGAGGACGGGTTGCTGCTCGATCAGGCATTCACCCAAACCTTCGGCGCGGCGACGACCGTGGTGGCCGGCCTGCAGCGCCTCGAGGGCGCAACGGTGTGGGCGATCGCCGACGGATTTCCGGACGGGCCGTTCGTGGTCGCCGAAGGAACCATCACCTTGCATTGGCCCTCGACCGTCGTGACCGTCGGACGCTGGACGGCGCCGCGGGCCGAAACCTTGTCGCCGACAAGGCTTGTCGCGGAGCGCACGCAAGTCAAAAAGCCGCAGCGCATCGCCGCAGTGCGCGGCGAATTGAATGGCACGCAATCCCTGGCGATCGCCGCCAATGGCGGGCCGGTCGAAGATGTGCCGCTGAGCGCTTGGGGCGGCGCGACCGATCTGGCCGGCATCGCCCCGAAATTCGGCCCGTTTGAAAAAACCGGCATCCGCGGCTTTTCCAACGGGGGAACCGTCCTGTTTACCCAGCTCCGTCCTGGCGCGCTCGACCTGCGCGACATCACGGTCGAAGCGAAGTGAGGCTGACATGGAACTCGCCGCCGCCGCCCTAACCTCCGTCGCCGGCGCGATCGGATCGATTTTTTCCACCGCGGCGCCCGCCGCAACCACCGCTGTCGCGGGCGCCGCTCCGGCTGTCGCCGGCGCGATTGGCGCGGCGGCGCCGGTTGCGGCGACGAGCTCGTTCGGCTGGGGTTCGATCCTCTCCGGCGTGCTCTCGGGCGGCGCGTCGCTCGCCGGCATCATGGGGGCGCAGGCGTCAGCCGCCGAAAAGGCGACGGCCTACGAGCTCGCGGCCCAGGACGCCGAGGCCGAAATCCCCACCGAAATGCTCAAAGGGACGGAAAAGCGGACATCGATGCGGCGCAGCTTGTTGCAGACGTTCGGCGAGCGCGACGTCGCCTTCGCCGCGTCCGGCCTGGACATTTCGTTTGGCACGCCGGCGCTGGCCCGCGACGAGGCGGAAGAGGACGCCGAGCGCGCGATCGGCATCGACACGCAAAGCCAGGAACAGAAGCAAACGAGGCTGCTCGAGAAGGCGGCCAACCTCCGCGCCCAGGGCGGGGCGGCGAAACAGGTCGGATTCTATAAATCGCTTGGGCTCGGCCTCGACACCACGGCCCGCTTCCTGCGGCGGGGTTAAGCGATGGCCAACAAGCGCGCCAATCAGCTCAATGTCTCGGATCCGGAATACCGGCCCACCATGCCGGAGCCGTTGGCGGCGATAACGCGACCACAGGGCGAAGTCGGCGACGCGATCTACAAGGCAAGCGATGAGCTCGCGACGCGGGCGAACAAGATCGCCGATGAGTTCGCCAAGATCGAAGGCGCAAGGGCGGGGCAGATCGCCGGCGTGGATGAGAAATGGCGCCCGAATGATTCAACCACCATCCGCGGCACAGCCTTTGAGGAGGCCGCAACCACCACCTACACCAACATGCTGGAAGCGAATCTCGATCGCGACATGCGAACCGCGGCGGTCGAATTGCGCGATAGTCCGGGCGCGCTCACCAAGAAGCTCGATGAAATCAAAGCCGACTATATGCAGCGGCACGTGTTCCCGCAGATCAGGGGACAGTTTGAAACCAAATTCGAGCGCAC